ACTTCACCATGAACGGTGCCATTACTACCTCGATCTAATGCCTGCCACACCACGCCCCGTTGATCTTCTCACCGGGGCTTTTGACCTAAACCAGCGGCGTCAATTCAACATCAAGAAGGAAGATGGCACCGTGGTGCTGTCGCTGTATTTCAAGCCGATCACGCGCGCTGATCGTAAGCGGGCCACCATTTTGGCTGGTTCTGAAGAAGCATTGGAAGTCAGCACCCAAATGCTATGCCAAATGGCTGAACTAGAAGACGGCACTAAAGCCTTTGCTTCTGCTGATGCAGCCAAACTGCAACGCGAACTGCCAGAGTCGGTGCTGAACGAACTGGAACTGTTCCTGTTTGGTCTTGGTGCGCCTGAGTCGCTGGAAGAAGCAAAAAACGACTAGAGGCCGATAGCTGGCTTTACTTTGAAATGTTCCTAGCCACCGAACTAGGCATGACGGTAAGTCGGCTTCGGCAGGAACTGACGGATGCGGAGTTCATCCACTTTGCCGCCTACTACGAAATAAAGGGAAAACGCGAACGTGAAGAAATGGACAAAGCTAAGCAGCGCAGCAGGTAGACTAATGCGATAGCAGTGGTCGATCCGTGGCAGTAGCAACCGTCGATATTCAGGTAAACAGCCAAGGTGCTGTCAATTCAATCCGCAACGTAAACGCAGCAGCAACACAATTAGAAAGGCAGGTAAACAATACAAATAGATCGGTCAAACAGCTTGAAACTGCTTTCGCTGGTCTTGGCGTAGCAGTGGCAGGCATGAATGCCTTAAACATTGCTAAAGATTTTTTTGCCACAGCAAATGCAGCCGATGCGGCACAACGTCGCATTAAATTAGTAAGTCAAGGCTTGGACGATTACCGAATTGTCTTGCAGGTTGCACAAAACGCTTCTACTAAATTTGGTTTATCGCAAACACAAGCATCACAAGCCATTGCAGATATTTACACGCGGTTACGTCCAGTTGGTTATAACCTTAGTGCCATTAACGCAATTTATGAAGGTTTTAACACTGCCGTCAAATTAAGTGGTGTTGAAGCTGGTGCAGCATCTGCTGCATTCTTACAATTGTCCCAGGGTCTTGGATCTGGAACACTTCAAGGTGATGAGTTGCGGTCAGTTCTTGAGCAGATGCCAAGCATTGCTCAGGCAATCGCCAAGGAAATGGATATCAATGTTGGAAGTATCAAAAAATTTGGTTCAGAAGGAAAAATCACTGCTGATGTTATTGTTCGTGCGCTTGATCGTATTAGAACGGAAGGCGCTGGAAAACTTGCCGAAGCATTAAATACACCACAGCAGAAAATTATAGATTTACAAAATGCAATGGAAACCTTCAAGATTGTAGTTGCAAGTGATGTTGCACCTGCCGTTGTGGGTGGTATTGAGCAAATCACCGAAGCCGTTAAAAAAGCAACTGAATTTGTTATTAATTTGCGGGAAGGTTTTCGTTTACTTGCTAAAGCTTTTAATGGCGTTGGCGCTGGAATTAGCAGTATTAATGCTGCGTTATCTGGAACTATTGGCAAATTTGCTGCATTAGGTCAAAGTAAAGGCTTGATGATGCTGCTTAACTTTATGACACTTGGAGGCGCTGGTGCTCTTGGATCGTTAGCCGGAGCTGGCGCAAAAAGTCTTGCTGGCAAAAAAACACTTACGCCTAAAGTTCCAACTCGTTTGGATTTGTCGGGTCTGAACCTTGGCGGTGGCGTTGCTGGTAAGACTGGCAAGGCAGATGGTCGTGGCGGTGCCAAGAGTGTGCGCGAAAGTCAATTGGCAGAAATCCAAGCAGCCAACGGTCTTTATCGTTCACAGGAAACTATCAAAGCCAGAATTGCCAAGGCACAACTCAATGAAAACGAAGCCGAAGTTTTACGGCTGCAATACGTTGACCGTGGCGTACAACTCCTTGCGGAAGCCGCTAAAATTCAACGCGACAAAATCCCGCAGGTTGAAAAAGAAGCACAACTGCGTGGCATCAACGACAAACTGATTGCTAGTCAGAATCAGTACCAACGAGAAGCATTTTTGTTTCAAAAACAGGCCATGGATAGTTTCCCTTCTTATGTATCTGGCATAGTCTCGGCAGCATCTGGTTATAGCAGTGTCTTGGAATACTCCAAGCAGCTTACGGTTGAACAACAAAAGCAAAAAGTGCTTGCGGATGGTATTGCCAATACAATTGGCCAAGGTATGACATCTGCATTTGATGCGCTGATCAGCGGCACTGAAAACTTTGGAACCAGTCTTCGCAAGATTGCGTCTGGTGTTCTTCAGGACATTGCAAAACAGTTGATTCAGATTTTTGTGATCAATCAGGCTATTAACGCAATTTCAAGTTTCTTTGGCCCAAAGACTGGTGGCTTTGGTGGTGGTACAAAATTTAATCCGGCAGCATTTTCAATGCCAAGTTTCTTTGCCAATGGTGGTACACCGCCAGTCGGTAGGCCATCAATCGTTGGTGAACGTGGTCCCGAGTTGTTCATGCCGGGTGTACGTGGCAATATCATTCCCAACAATGCGCTTGGCGGCGGCAGCACCAACGTCGTCGTAAACGTTGACGCAAGCGGTTCCAACGTCCAAGGCGATCAGGCGCAGGCCAAGCAACTTGGTGTTGTCGTTTCCGCTGCGGTGCAGGCAGAATTGGTGAAGCAACAACGCCCAGGCGGGCTCCTAGCCGGTACACGACGCTAATGGCCACCTTCCCAAGCATCACGCCAACCTACGGCGCACAGAAGACGAGCCAGCCGAAGGTCACGAAGGTTCAGTACGGCGACGGCTATGAGATGCGTGCTGTTTTTGGGTTAAACCAGAACCCCAAAAGCTGGAGCCTCACTTGGGAAATATCAGAAGCCAACGCGGACACAATTGAAACATTTCTTGACGCCCGTGCCGGACAGGAATCATTCGACTGGACAGCACCGGGTGAAGCAAGCAGCGCCAAGTTTGTTTGTTCAGAGTGGAGCAAGTCGATTCCATATCTAAATCGCGCAACGATTCAAGCTACGTTTACGCAGGTATTTGAACCTTAATGGCATACGCAGCCTGGGCCGCTAGTACCAGTTACGCCGTTGGCGCCATTGTCCGTGCCACAACGGTGCAGAATTTTGGTTTGGTGTTTCAGTGCGTCACTGCTGGCACATCTGGCGGCAGCCAACCTGCATGGCCCACACTCATCGATAGCACCACAACGGATGGTGGTGTCACCTGGAAAGCAATCAGCGCGGTCTATGAAGACCTCAGCGTGCTGGAACCAAACGCCATCATCGAGTTGTTCCAACTGCACCTAGACGCCACGCTTCATGGTAGTAGCGATATTTACTACTTCCATAATGGCGTGAATGCTGCTGTGAACGGCAACGTGGTCTGGAATGGCCAGTCTTATGTGCGCTTGCCACTTGAGGTTACCGGCTTTGACTACAGCAGCAGTGGCAGTTTGCCGCGTCCTAAGCTGGCGGTCAGCAATATTGGCAGCAATATCACAGCCATTTTGTTGTCGGTCAATTTGATCACCACAGGAAATGATCTTGGTGGTGCCAAGGTAGTCCGCATCCGCACTTTGAAAAAATACTTAGACGGGCAAGCCGGTGCTGATCCCCACGCAAAATTTCCAGATGAGATCTGGTATGTAGATCGGAAATCAAACGAGAACCGCGCTATTGTTGAGTTTGAACTGGCTAGTAAATTTGATCTTGCTGGTGTGATGCTGCCACGGCGTCAGATCATTGCTAACGTTTGTCAATGGAAGTATCGCAGTGCAGAGTGTGGCTATACAGGGCCGCCAGTTGCAGATGCAAATGACAATTATTTGCAAGGATCTAGCAATGCGGTATTAAATGACTATCTCCAAAAAATAGAAACCTATAGATTTGCTCTCAACGCAAGAGTTGTTGCTTCATCAAGCCTGTCTTCAGCGCAAAACAACTTAAACGGGTCGAATGAAACATACGTCTATTTAAGCACTCAGTACACGCAATTTTATCCAAGAAGCTACGTTGAAACTGGGGCTGGAACCTATGCGTTTTGGGATGCCAATGAGGTCTCGTTAGGATCAGAATATAGGCAAGGAGCCCTTAGGGATACTTATTTTATCAATAGAAAATACTACTATGTCCATGAAATCCAGCGCTGGGGCATAGATTATGCTGACGTGGCCGCAAAGCAAGCCCAATACAATGCAGCGCTTTCTGCATACAATGCGGCTGTATCAGCAGAAGCAACTGCATTGGCCAACGCAACTGCTGCTCGTGATGCTTATTTGGCATTGGGCATAACTGACCCAGCAGATCAGTGCGGCAAACGTATTTTAAGTTGCAACCTCAGATTTAAGGATTTAATTACTGGCGAGGCTGAACTCCCATTTGGCAGCTTCCCAGGTGCAGGTCTAAGCGCATGAAATTAAGCAAAGCACTAGAAGCCAAAATTCTTGAGCACGCGCAAACGGAAGACCCACGCGAATGCTGTGGACTCATTGCTGTAGTCAAAGGCCGTAAACGATATTTTCCCTGCACCAATCTGGCCGATACACCAGACGAGCATTTTGTGCTTAGCGGCGAGGATTACGCAGCAGTTGAAGACCTTGGTGAGATCGTGGCCATCGTCCACAGCCACCCAATTACCAATCCAAATCCCAGCCAGGCTGATCGTGTGGCCTGTCAAAAATCTGGTTTGCCGTGGATTATTGTCAACCCAAAAACTTGTGACTGGAGCACGACATTGCCTGAATCTTACGAATTGCCGTATGTAGGCCGTAAATTTGCTTTTGGAATTGTGGACTGTTACACAATGTGCCAAGACTGGTACGGCAAGGAATTTAGTCTTCAACTCAGCGACTACCAGCGACGTGACAAATTTTGGGAACGTGGTGAAAACCTATATGTAGATAACTTTCATCGCGAAGGTTTTCACAGGGTGCCGTTTGAAGAACTGCAATATGGCGATGCGCTGCTGATGCAACTTGAGTCACCACTTCCCAACCACGCAGCCATCTATATTGGCGATCAGCAGATTTTGCACCACATCCAGGGTCGTCTTAGCAGCAGAGACGTGCTGGGCGGCTACTATATCAAGAGCACTGCCATGGTCCTACGGCATGAAAGTCGTTAAGGTCTACGGCGCCCTACGCAAGTATTTGGGGCAATGCCGTTTCCAATTTGAAGCCGACACACCAGCGCAGGCAATCAAGGCATTGTGCGTCAACTTCCCCGGCTTGGACAAGTGGCTACTGGATAGCGAGCAAGACGGCGTGGCATACCGCGTATCGCTTGGCAAGGAAAAGATCACCGAAGATGACTTGTCACCATTGGTGATGCCATGGAGTGAACGCGAAGTTTTCAGCATTACGCCAGTGATTGCGGGCGCTGGAGGTGTCGGAAAAATAATTGCTGGCATTGGCTTGATAGCACTTGCGGTGCTTGTGCCAGGTATTGGTGGTGGTGTTGCGGCTACGATCTTTGGAACAGCTTTTTCTAGCGTCTCTCTTGCCATTGGCGGCATTGGTGTAAGCCTTGCTTTGGGTGGAGTTGCCCAGCTTATTTCGCCCACGCCAAGTTTTTCAAATTCTGGAACAGAACGTGGCAAAGAAGCAGCACGATTTGAATCGTTCACGTTCTCAGGAATTACCAATACTGTGCAACAAGGTTTGCCAGTCCCAATCTGCTATGGCCGTGCATACATTGGCTCAGCTGTAATTAGCAGCGGCCTTGATGTGGACCAACTGGTATGAGCACCTATCGCGCTATTCAAGGTTCCGGCGGCATGGGCGGCGGGGGCTGTTTTCTTGGACACACCTTAGTAAGCACACCAGATGGCGCTTGCCAAATTGATCAATTAAAGCCCGGCAATCAGGTTTTAAGTTTTGATGATCGTGGAACTATTCACGCCGCTACCGTACTACAAGTCCACGTGCATGAAAATGAGCACGTTGTCCGTTATACCTTATGGGGAGGTACAGTTCTCGATGCAACGCCAAATCATTGGGTATTAAACCAATTCAACGCCTTTGTTGAAATTGGCACGCTTGGCGCTGATGATTGCTTGGTAGATGAAAACAACCATTTACGCCCAATTGTTGGCAAAACAGATTTATGCAATGGCACGGTTTACAACCTAACGGTTGAAGATCACCACACATTTATTGCTGGCGGCATCCGGGTCCACAATGCTGGCCTTGGCTTGGGAATCGCTGGATCTGGCGGTAGTCGCCGAGGTAAAGGTGGTGGTGGACAGGCATATACACCAACAGAAGCTGACGATTCACTCCAGTCAGTTCAATACGGTAGCGTTTTAGACCTGCTTAGCGAAGGCGAAATCGAAGGAATTGAAGGTGGTTTAAAAGGTATTTATCTTGATGGAACACCAATTCAAAGCAGTACTGGCGGGGATAATTTTAGTGGCTACACAGCTATCACGCGCAATGGTACTCAGGCACAAGCTTACATCCCCAACGCCAGTGGAATTGAATCTGAGAAGGGTGTCAACGTAGAAGCCACTTCTACCGTTTCTGTTACTCGTACCATTAGTGATACTGACGTTGATCGTCTGCGGGTCACGGTGCAAGTGCCTGCATTGCAAATTATTGAAGACGACGGTGACATTGTTGGCCATAGTGTAAGCATTCAAATTCAAATTCAATACAACGGAGGTGGCTTCTCTACCGTGGTATCCGACACCATTAGCGGCAAAACTACTAACAGCTACCAGCGTGACTACATGCTGGCGCTAAGTGGGGCATTTCCTGTTGATGTCCGGTTGGTACGCACGTCCCCAGACTCTGATAGTGCTCGCAAACAGAATCGTACTTTCTTTTATAGCTATACAGAAATCATCAACGATAAGCTGCGCTACCCCAATAGTGCATTGGCCTTTCTACGGTTTGATAGCCGTCAATTTAGTAACATTCCCTCGCGCAAGTATTTAATACGCGGCATCAAGGTCCAATTACCTAGTAACGCCACAGTTGATACCACAAATTACCTTGGTCGCGTCACCTACGCAGGTGTGTGGAATGGGTCATTTGGTGCAGCGCAATGGTGTGCGGATCCAGCGTGGTGCTTATATGACCTCCTGACAAATACGCGCTATGGGGCAGCCATTCCCGCCAGCAGTCTTGACCGCTACGACTTCTATTCCATTAGCCAATATTGCAACGGCTTGATCAGCAACGGCAAAGGTGGCCTGGAACCACGCTTCCTTTGCAACTTGCTGCTGAATAACCGTGATGAGGTTTATAACGTTATCCAAGAATTTACGGCTTTGTTTCGTGGTATTGCCTATTACGGTGCTGGCACTTTGGTGGTCAATCAGGACAAGCCATCAGATCCGCAGTACGTCGTGACTGCATCGAACGTAATCGATGGAATTTTCAACTATTCCGGCACATCACAAAAAGCACGCGCCAGCACCGCAACTATCGGATACCAGACCTACGAAGGCTTAGGCGAAGTTGAGTTTGAGTACGTTGAAGACGCTGCGGCAATCGCCAAGTACGGAATCATCAATCGTGATGTCAAGTTGCTTGGTTGTTACAGCCAGGGGCAGGCGCATCGTGCTGGGAAATGGATGCTACTTAGCGAGCAAAACCTTACCGAAACGGTGACTTTTGCTGTGTCGCTGGATAGCGGCATCGTGCTACGTCCTGGCATGGTCATCAATGTTGCCGATCCAATGAAGGCTGGCTCTCGCCGTGGTGGTCGGATTAGTAGTGCCACAACAACGACAATCACCATTGATAGTGCTGAAAACTTAAGTGTCACTGTTGCAAATGGCGCAACATTAACGGTAATGATGCCAACCGGCTTGGTTGAAACACGCAATATCAGCAGCATTGTTGGCCGCGTAGTCACAGTTACATCAGCATTTAGTGAGGCGCCAAACAGTCAATCTGTATGGGTAATTGATACTACAGATGTACAACTTCAAACATTCCGAGTCATTACTGTTACAGAGTCTGAACCCGGCGTGTACGGCGTTACAGCATTGGCATACAACTTAACAATTTATGACGCAATTGAAAATAATTTAGAAATAGTCCCTCGTGACATTACAAATCTTTCAGCCACTCCCGATCCAGTTACCGATCTTACAGGAACCGAGCACCTTTATCAGGATGGCAATAATGTTCTTACCGCATTTGACCTTAGTTGGATTGCATCCAAAAACGTCAGCAGTTTCCGTGTGCAGCACAGATTAAATAATAATAATTGGATAACAGTTGAAACGACATCGCTTTCCACGCGCATTAACAGTTTGATTGCTGGCACTTTGCAAGTCCAGGTGCAATCTATCAATAATCTTGGAAAAGCTAGTCCCATCACGGCAGCATCATTTGTTATCGCAGGCAAAACTGCATTACCTGCCGACGTGCAAAATCTCACCATCGAGCCAATTAGCGCCAACAGCGCCAGATTGCGGTGGGAACAAACCGTAGATCTCGATGTAGCCGTTGGCGGCACAATCCATATCCGTCACAGCAGTCTGGCCACTGGAGCCGCCAACTGGAGCGATGCAATTGACTTAATCCCAGCCAAGGCAGGCTCATCAACAGAGGCAATTGTTCCGCTTGTAGAAGGTGAGATTTTTGTCAAGTTTGAAGATGATGGGGGCAGGCAATCTGCCAATGCAACCAGTGTCATTGTTGATTTACCCGATGCACTTGGTTATTATCCAATTGAACTGCGTCGGGAAGACCAAGACGCACCACCGTTCCAAGGCACAAAAACGGATGTTTTTTACAGCATTGATCTAGATGCTTTAACACTTGACGGAGATGCACAAATAGATCCCATACCTGATTTTGATGCTATTACAAATGTAGATTATCTGGGCAATATATTTGCCAGCGGAACATATTATTTTGCTAATCCATTGGACCTTGGGTATCCATATGCGGTTGATTTAAAGCGTTATTTTGTTACCCGTAGTTTTTACCCAAGCACTGCAATAGATTCATTACTTGAAGAAATTGATTTGTGGACAGACTTTGATGGCGTTGCCGTCGATCAAGTCAATGCAAAACTTTATATGCGAGCAACAAACGACGATCCAGCTGGAACCCCCACATGGTCTGATTGGCAAGAATTCGTCAACGGCACCTTCATTGGCCGTGGGTTTGAATTCAAAGCTGAGTTGATCTCATTCAATACATCCCAAAACATCTTGGTTGATGAACTTGGGTACGAAGCAACGTTCCAGCAGCGCTCCGATCAAACTGGTGCAACCATTGCCAGTGGTGCTGGGTCCAAGGTAGTCACGTTTGAAAAGCGTTTCTACACAGCTGGTGGCACTGCCCTGCCAAGCATCGGTATCACAGCGCAAAACATGGCAACAGGCGACTACTTCACGGTTAGCAGTGTCACTGGTACTACGTTTACGGTTACCTTCCGTAACAGTGCCGGAACTGCTGTTGATCGTAATTTCACCTACACAGCCATTGGGTATGGACGTGGGGTGTAGACTTATGAAACAACGAACCGGCTAATCGGTGGCAACCCACGATTACGTCATAGCCAATGGCACTGGAGCAGCCGTCCGATCGGACCTAAACGGTGCTCTGGCAGCCATTGTCAGCAATAACAGCAGTTCTACTGCGCCGACTACTACCTATGCCTACATGTGGTGGGCTGACACGACCACCGGTGTACTGAAACAGCGCAACGCTGCCAATAGCGCCTGGGTCATAATCGGCACGCTGGCCAGCACCAACCTTGGCTTGCTAAGCCTTGCAGGTGGCACGCTAACTGGTGCAATGCTTGCAGATGATGCCGGTACTGCTGCATTACCTGCCATTGCATTTGACGGCGACACCAACACGGGCATTTTCCGCGCTGGTGCCGACCAGTTCAACATTGCAACTAATGGCGTCGAGCGAGTTGAGTTTGGCAACACCGAGGTGGTGTTCAACGATGATGGCGCTGATGTTGACTTTCGCGTTGAAGGTGACACCAATCCAAATCTATTCAAAATTGATGCTGGCTTGGATGAGGTGCAGGTCGCCAACCTCAACGGCGGCCAGCTAGCAGGACTCCGCAACGCAATCATCAACGGCAACTTCGACTTCTGGCAACGCGGGACGAGTTTTACAGGCAGCGAGTATGGCGCTGATCGGTGGGTTCACAACCGTTCAGGCACCACACATACAGCAACGCGACAACCATTCACGGTTGGACAGACTGCCGTACCCAATGAGCCAACATATTTCTGTCGCACGGTTGTTAGTTCTGTTGCTGGGGCTGGTAACTTTGCAAACTTGGTTCAAAAAATTGAAGACGTTCGCGCTTTCGCGGGACAGCAAGTAACCGTCAGTTTCTGGGCAAAGGTAGATGCAACTAAAAACATAGCCATTGAGCTGGTTCAGGACTTTGGCACTGGCGGTTCCCCGAGCGCAGGAGTCACTACCATCGGCACCACCAAAGTCTCTATTGGCACCAGTTGGCAGAAAGTAACTGTCACAGCTACTGTGCCATCCATCAGCGGCAAAACACTTGGCGCTAATAGCGATCACTCTTTGACCTTAGTCATCTGGTTCGACGCCGGTTCCACCTACAACGCCCGCACCGACTCACTCGGCCAACAGTCCGGCACCTTTGAAATCGCTCAGGTACAAGTTGAACGCGGACCAGTTGCTACGCCGTTTGAGCGCCGATCCATCGGGCAGGAGCTGGCGTTGTGTCAGAGGTATTACCAACTCGTGAGCGCGTTCATCGGTGGCGCAAACGCCGCATCGGTAGCCGCTGTTCAGGCCGTGTTCCAAACGCCAATGAGAGCAACTCCTACCTTGGGGCAGACAGGAGTCATACAAATCAGCGACTCAAGTAGTGACTTCACGCAAAGCGCGCCAAGTCTGAGCAATCTTGGCTCTACACCCAACTCGGCAGTGTTATTTCTAAACAACTTCAGCAGCATGACCGTTGCAAGAGTAGCTTTTGGGCCAAGAAATGGTCCGACTACTAATACCATTACTCTTTCGTCCGAGCTTTAGACATGGCTTACTACCTCCAAAACGACTTCGGCTCTATTGGCATCGTAGGAATGGCGATTTCGATCCCCCCCGATCCCGCCAACACCGACTACGCCGCCTACCTGGAGTGGATCGAAGCTGGCAATACCCCTGAACCTGCGCCAGAACTACCGGCTCCTATTGAACTGACGCCTGCTGAGAAGTTGGCGACATCTGGGTTGACGGTGGCTGAACTAAAAGAGCTGCTGGGTCTTGACTGATGGCAGTCCGTGCAAAGGCTGGCGCATCCAAGATCGAACACCAGCCAGGTCCTCCTAAAAAGACAAGGCAAGGCGCATCACTCCATACAAACTTGGCTGCTACCAGCCGTAATGGCCGCAAGCGCCGTTACCGTGGCCAGGGTAAAGGCTAGAATGGCGCCATGGCTATAGCACCAGGCACATACAACATCAGCCTGCAACGCCGGGCGGACTACAGCATCACGCTGCAATTCAAAGACAGTACTGGTGCAGGCATTAATTTGACTGGTTGGACGGTTGCTGCTCAAGCTTGGAATCAAGGCCGTGCCACCAAATATGCTGATTTTACGGTTACTTACACAAACCGCAGCACTGGAACAGTTGCAATTGCATTAACTGCTGTACAGACAGCTACATTACCAGACGAGGCATATTACGACGTGCTTCTTACAAATGGCAGTGGCTTGAAAGAATATTATCTTGAAGGTATTATTTACGCAAGCGAAGGCTATACAGCATGACAAGCGTAAATGTTACAACAACTGTAAATACTATTGATGTAACAACTGAAACTGGAACAGTCGTTGTTCAAGTTCCTGTTACATCAACTGTTACGGCAGTCACAGCTGGTCCCCAAGGCGCCGATGGTAGTGTAGGACCAACTGGCGCAACTGGAATACAGGGTGCGACTGGACCGCAAGGTCCCACAGGTGCTGGCGTAACTGGTGCCACTGGGCCTCAAGGTGGAATCGGATCTACAGGTATTCAAGGCACTACTGGTCCCATAGGTATTACAGGTGCCACTGGACCTCAAGGCAGTACTGGTGCAACAGGTCCTACTGGTGTTACTGGTGTTCAAGGTGCAACAGGTCCTCAAGGTTCCACGGGTGCTTTTGGTGTAACTGGAGTTACAGGTCCTCAAGGTTCAACAGGTCCCCAAGGCATTACTGGTCCTACAGGCGTCACCGGCCCCACTGGACTTCAGGGTCCGACTGGTCCTCAAGGCGCCACTGGTTTGGTTGGTACTACTGGTCCTACTGGCGCACAAGGCGTTACTGGACCCCAAGGATCCACTGGTATT